CTCGAGGAAGAGGGGTGCGAGTTTTTCCTTGTACTTGCGGATGAGTTCATCGCACTTGTCAAGCACCTTTTGGTTCTTGATACGGAACGAAGAGGTCAGATCCTCCTTCTTCACGCTTATTGTCGTTTTCAAAAAGCGTGTCTTGCGGTCATGGGTGAATCGGATGTACACCGACCATGTCTTGTCCTGCCGCATATCGTCTTTTTTAATTAGCGGTTTGAAAGTTGCCATAACATTTTAGGGTGTGCCGGCAAGTGTCAATAGTGCCCGAAAACCTTCCGTCAACTATTCGACAACAATTCGACAACAATTTGAATTTACTTGTGAGTTTGTGAGATTACTTGTAATACGGCTGTTTTCACTTGTATCAGATGGATAATCGCCACAAATCGTTGATTAACAAAAGAAAAGAGCGGCAAATCAAGTAGATATACCGCTCTTTTTCATGGGTGGCAGATGGGACTCGAACCCACGACATTCAGAACCACAATCTGATTGTCGTTTTCTCTTAACCAAATGAAAACAAGCCGTTTATCCTATCGGGTATTTTATCTTTCGACAACTATTCGACAACATTTGCAAAAAGCGTCCCCATTTTGGGTGATTTCTCCTTTCCGGAAGAGACCGTGTTTTTGGCGGTCAGCTCACGCTGCAAATAGTCGTTCTTGTCCTTCAACGCCTCCACATATCCTTCGAGGGTGCGAATGTACGTGTTCTTGGTGTCGATTTCCTCTTTAAGATTTTTTATGATTTGGTCCTTATGAATATCGTCCGAGGCAATGAGGTCCTCGTTGAACTTCTTGCCCACTCCGTAGAGGAGCCAGTTCAAGGAATAGATCTTCCCGCTGGCCTTCCACACACGGATGAAGAACTCATCGCTCAGATACGTGCGTCTGCCGTTGCGTGCGCTCGAGATGGTCGAAGGAGACATCCCGAAGAAATCGGATAACTCGTTAATGCCCGACAACGATTTCTTGCGCTCGAAGTACGCAATCACTTCCCGGAAACGAGCGGCACGTTCTGACTCCTTCCAGTCATTGGGGTTGGCTGGTGGGGTGAGCATTGGCTTGTAGCCGGTGACGTCGAAGAAATCCGGTGAGAGGTTATATCTCTCCATCATCTTGTCCTTTAACTTCTGAGGGAGTTCCGGATAGATGCCCTTCTCGTTCTTCTCGAAGAGCATACCGGGCTGGCGTTGGAAACCGACTTCGTTAAGGAGGTCGGTCATGGAGTTGCATTGCGTGATGGCGAAGTCATACACCTTTTGGTATGACTTTGGCATGATTAAGTAGTTTTGGTAAATTGCCATATTATAATAATGTATAAGTTAGTTTTCCACCATGCGCTCTTTACAAAAAAAAGATCGTGTGATTCGGATTAAAATATTCCGAATACAAAAATTTTTCGTATAGAGCGAAATTTTTCCCGATTTATTTTTGTATTTCAAAAAATAATTTGTATCTTTGTAATGCAAAAAAGAACCGAACATACAAATGTAGAAAAAAGTATGGAAACTGACAACAAAAAAACAAAAAAAACGCTTCGGGAATTTTACGATGGATTGCCGAAGATGATTCAGCCCCGCACGGAATTAGCCCGGCGGGTGGCGTATCGGTGCGGTGTGAGTGAGCAGGCCGCACGTAATTGGATGCACTTCGGGATGAAGCCACGCAACGAGCAGCACTTGAAGGTGCTCTCAGAGGAAACGGGCATCCCCATGGAGGACTTGTACAGATGATACGTCCGAGAGTGATATTGTCTCTGACACTCGTCTTTGCCCTTGCCGCTTTTGTGAGCGTGTGGATAAGCGAAGAGAGTGCCGTATGTTCAACCTTCCTGCTGATTGGTTGTCTGATATACATCGGAAACCATGCGGGAGAAATGAAAGAGTTATGAGAATGGAAGAATTGTCGGGCCTATTGTCCGCAGCGGTGCAGATCGGCTTCATGGAGGCGGTGAAATGCTACGAACCTTCACAAGACATGGTACGGAAGAACGATGTATTGGGATGGTTGAAGATGATGAATATCGACCCAAAGCGGTTCCAGGCCCTTTGCAAGACGGGCGAGATAAAGCCTTTCCGTCAAGGTACGGGGGTGAACTCTCCGCTCTACTACTCAAAGAAAGACATCAAGCAGGCGTTCTGTTTGGTGGATGCGATAAATTTTTGTAGAACCAATTAATTTTAAATGTTATGAGTTTGTTCAAGAAGCCTTCCGAGTTGGAAGTGAAAAACAATGTGAAGATGCTGGTCTACGGGTCTCCAGGTATCGGCAAGTCTACCATCGCCCTCTCGGCACCACGTCCGGTATTGTTCGATTTCGATGGTGGCGTGCATCGAGTGAACGGAGCCTTTCAGACCGACACCTTGCAGGTGAAGTCATGGGACGAAGTTCTTGACGCCATGAAGGAGGATTTGTCCTCGTATGACACCATCGTCATTGACACGGTGGGAAAGATGCTCGACTATATGGGGGCGTACATCATCCGTGAGAACTGCAAGATGGCGAACCGTGACGGCTCTTTGACTTTGAAGGGTTACGGTCAGAGAAAGCAGATGTTCATCGACTTTATCAACAAGTGCGGGATGCTCGACAAGAACCTGGTCTTTGTCGCCCACGAAAGAGAGGACAAGGACGGTGAGACGAGAATTGTAAGACCGGAAATCGGAGGTTCGTCAGCCGGTGACCTTATCAAGGAGTTGGACCTTGTGGGCTATATGCAGGCCGTGGGTACTGAGAGAACCATCTTTTGGACGCCCCAGGAGAAGTTCTACGCCAAGAACACGTGCAACCTTCCGCAGGCCACGAAGGTGCAGACCATCATTGACGCAAAGGGTAAGATTACGGGTCAGAACAATTTCTTGACCAACGTGTTCGGGGCTTATCAGAACTACCTCAACGAGCAGGCAGAGGTGGCGCAGAAGTACAACGCCTTGATAGACGACATCAAGGAGGTGGTGGAGTTCGTCACCGACAGCATATCGGCAGACGGAGCCATGCAAGCCATCATCGGCAAGGACCATATTTGGGATTCCAAACTGCGTGGTTCGATATTGCTCAACGAGAAGTGCAAGACGTTGGGATTGAAGTTCAACAAACTGACGAATCACTATGAGCAGGCAAGTTAAATATCAGATATACCCTTCCATCCTCGACAAGTTTTATCGGTTTCTTACGTTGAAGCCCGAGGACTACTTCTACGAGGACGAGACGGGCTGGCACAAGAACTATTCGGAGAAGGAGGACACTTTGGTGTTCTCCCCTTCCGAGGTTTACGAGCGCACCAAGAAGGAGTTGATTGATGCAATCAATCGGGTTCCGTTCACTTCCGAGGCGGCATCCAAGGGCACGGCCTTCAACATCTTGATAGATTCTTTCATCACCAAGACACGGCCCGAAGGAGTGCCCATGAAGGGTGATAGGGAGAATGACGTCATCAACATCGAGGTGGAAGGTTGCGTGTTTCCCTTCTCCTTCAAGTTCATCGAAGAGAACGCAAGGAGATATGAGGGGGCTGTGCCACAGGTCTACACCGAGGCGACCCTGGAGACTGAGTACGGCACGGTACTGTTGTATGGGTATATTGACGAGGTTTTGAAGAACAAGGTCATTGACTTGAAAACCACGAAAGCCTATCAGTTCGGAAACTACGAGCATTACACGCAGAGACATCTTTATCCTTATACCTTGATAGAATCGGGTATGGTGGAAAGGGTGGACGAGTTCGCCTTTGACGTTTATCCTTTGAAGGTGGAGAACGACCATATCAGGGGGAAGATGTACCGTGAGACTTATAATTACGACCATGAACAATCGAGGGCTTACTTGAAGAGCCTTTGTGAAAGGTTCATCGAGTTTTTGGAAGAGAATAAAGAATCAATCACAGACAAGAAAATATTTGCAGCATGAATGTAATAGGAATTATCAAGCAGATCGGGCAGACGCAGAGCGTGCCCACGAAGTCGGGACAGCCGTTCATCAAGCGTAAGTTGGTCCTGGACGCAGCGCAGTACGACCGTTACACGGGTCAGAAACTCTTCGACAACTTCCCCTCTTTTGAGTTTACCGGTGAGAGGGTGAAGTTATTGGATGGCTTGCAGCCGGGTCAGTTGGTCAATGTGTCCTTCGATATTTACGGTAAATATTCGGAGAGCAACAACGACTATTTCAACTCGGTGGTAGGTTACAAGATTGAGCCGGTGGTTCGTCATCAGCCGGCACAACCGCAACAGTCACAACCGCAACAGCCCGCAGCGACTCCGCAGCCGCAGGTGTATTACCAGCACCCTCAGCAGCCGCAGCAGCCATCGCAACCTGCATGGACGCCTCCGCAGGTTGGTGATGACGGACTTCCGTTCTGATGGTCTACGACTTGAAGAACGAATACGAGGTCCCCAAGTTCACGGAGAAGGTGAGGGCACTTCTCCGTGAGGGGGCACTCGTAGAATTGAAGAAGCGATACCCCAATAGGTCGCAGTCGCAGAATAGATACTTCTATCTGATACTCGGCTGGTTCGCCTGCGAGACGGGGTACAGCGTGGACGAGGTGAAGATAGACATTTTCAAGCGTCTTTGCAACAAGGCCATCTTTGAGAGGGAGACGACCAACAAGCGAGGAAAGACGGTGAAGTATCTTAGAAGCTCGGCTGACTTGAACACTGCCGAGTTCACCACCGCTATTGAGCGGTTCAGAAACTATTCTGCCGCCCAAGGGATATACATTCCCTCGCCCAACGAGGGGGATTTTCTGATGTATATCGAAAAGGCTATGGAACAACAGAAGGAATACTTATGATTTCGGATTTTGGTATTACGATTAGGGAGATTTGTGCGACCTGCAAGTTCAAGATGATAGGCAGGGAGACGCACAAGTGCAAGCTCAACGGCAAGTCGGTCAGAATTGACCATAGCTGCGGGCATTATGAGGTCATCCCATGCTTGATGAAAGCGGGCAAGGGCAACGGTGAGGTGAAGCCGAAATCGGTTCTTATGGAAAATTTGGAAAGGTTATGTTCTATCGGAAGCAAGTACGTAGTAAAAGAAAAGACGTTGAAGGTGAAGGAACTGCAAAGCCGAAAGCGAAAAGGAAAGTGAACCTCGTAAGGCGTCTTGACGAGGTGTTTTCCATGTATATCCGGTTGCGGGACAGCCGGGCTTTGGGATTCCGGTACTTCAAGTGTATCTCGTGCGGCAAGATCAAGCCGTTCGAGATGATGGACTGCGGCCATTACTTCTCGAGGACACACATGGCCACAAGATTCTCCGAGGACAACGCCCATGGTGAGTGTTCCTATTGCAACCGGTTCTGTGCCGACCATTTGGTTGGGTACCATGACAACCTTGTCAAGAAGATAGGGCAGGAGCGTTACAACCGTCTTGTGTGGCAGCATAACGAGGCCAAGCATTGGACGGATTTTGAATTGGAGGAAATGATAAAGCGTTACAAGTTGGAAATAAAGCGGTTGAAGGGAGAAAAACAGCCGTAATATTTTGTATAATAGAATTTATTTTGTATCTTTGTAGTGCGAAAATTGAATGTAATTCCACTCCTACGGAATCGAAGATATTGATTGGCGAATCATTTAAGAGAGTGGGTATTCAAAGAGGTAGGAGGCTTTGTTTATTCGCTCTCGTTTTTATGACTTAACAAGAAAGCAATGGCATCGAGATTCACATCAGACAATTACATCCATATCTGCGGATGGATGCTCACAGAACTTCATTTGAGTATATCGGAGGCGGCTGTGTACGCAATGATATACGGCTTCAGCCAGGACGGGAGTTCCCGGTTCGTTGGTTCGCTCTATTATTTGGCTTCCGCTATCAACGTGTCGAAGAATACGGTTATACGGATATTGAACACCTTGCAGGAGAAGGGTCTCATCAAGAAGGTGGAGAAGGACGTTAATGGCGTGAAATTTTGTGAGTACTATTCCATCTACAAGCGTGAGGAATCGGATGGCGAATCTCAAAATTTGGATGGTGGTTCAAATTTGGCACTACCGGGTCAATCTGCGCAAGAGGGTGGTTCAAATTTGGTACTACCGGGTCAAAATTTGGTGGATAGTGGTTCAAATTTGGGTGGGGGTGGTTCAAATTTGGCACCTAATAATAAATATAATAATAAAGATAATAAAGAGAAAGAAACCACTACTAAAGTAGTGGCAAAGAAACAAGTTTCTTTGACCCTCTCTCAAAGGATGGAGGATAGGGCCAATGCTTTCGGACATTCTCTTGTATGTTATGTAGACACCTACGGAAAGGCGATGATACGAGCCTTCTACGACTATTGGACGGAGCCGAACAAGTCCGGCACGAAGATGCGCTTTGAATTAGAGCGCACTTGGGACACGAAACGGAGATTGAGTAATTGGTCAAATCACGAAAAAAATTATGGAAACAATCGGAAAAATGATTCCGGTGGCAAGGAATGGATTAAGAATGACGTCCTTGACACCGCAGCGAGAGTGTTCAGCGGCCAGGCTGCTGACGAAGTGGAAAAGCCCTTCTGATTTGATGAAGGTCTTTTCGCCGGCTCTTTGGGATTATGCTATGCGCAACAAGAAAAGCATTTGGGAGAAAAAGGACGTGCCCACGCTGATGGCGGTTGAGGACGCCTACGGACCGGAAGCGGCTGACTTGTGGGTGTACATCGAGATTTCCTCACTGTTCGTCACATCATCCAACGACAAAAAAGCCGTGTCTGAGGGGATCAAGAGTTTCTCCAGCTGCTTTGCGGCCAAGGTTAGGAATTACCAACTTTCCGTGCTGCTGCTGTTCTTCGGAAGGTATCGGGCGGGGGAGTTTGATGAGAGTTATGCGACCTTTGACGCCCGCAGGATTGGCAACGCCTTTGACAAGTTCTGCGAGGTATGGAGCAGGGAGCAAGACAGTTTCGAGCGGGAAAGGAATGTGGAGAGGGTCATGCGCAACACCCAAAAGCCATCTGACATACCCGAAGGGTACACCTCTTTGTCGTGGTACCAGGAGTTGAAAAAGCGTGCCAGGGAAGGTGACCAGGAGGCGATTCGTCTGTTGGAACCGGGAGCGGCATGATTTTTTTTTGGATGAATATTTGTAAGGAAAGGAATATTTTGTATTTTTGTATCGTCTAAGCATTAGTGATTTGATTTTGCATTTACGGTTAAGTAGTTAAGTTAGTTATTCAAGTACGACCAACCTTTTCTTAGCGATGTTTTTCACTTTACGGTTGGGGTATGGTGTCGGTCCGTGAGGATAGGCACCGGTCAACGACCTTTTATCTGCTGTGAAAATAGCGGGTTCTTGCGAAAATTATCAACTTATGGATGTGACATTTCTCGTACTAATGTTTTTTGATACAAATTGCTGATAAATAGTGTTATGCGACCTTCAACTTTTCACGAATAAATTTGGTAAGAAACGGGAATTTTCGTACCTTTGTAAACAGAATTAAAAACTTAAATATTGACATTATGAAGAATCGGTATGAAATTACGAGCTGCTGTTTGGTGTTCAGCGACACCCGGTTTGCTATCAAGTTTGACACGCCAATTATCACGGATGATTTGGACGTGACACGGAATGAGTTGAAGAAGAGCCATTGCGCCATGGGGGTGCATCTGACCTATAACGATTATGGTAAGCAGGACTGATGTGGGCGTCCTCGTGAGGATGCTGGAGAGTTCGGCCTCCATCATCGACCAATATGCTGTCAAGCCGCACGAGCAGGACAAGGCCCGGCTCTTGCGGAAGATGGCGAAGAAATTACGCAAGAGATTGTAACACGAAGAAGAATTTGAATTAAAAGTGAGTTCAAGTGCGGTTGTCTGTGAAGATAGCCGCATTTTTTTCTGAAAATGAGCGATTTTTCTTGCTAATTATTTTGTAGAAAGAAATATTTTTTGTATATTTGTAATGCTAAAAAACAATATCAACCAAGTGGAGAACCCACGTAAAAACAAGTGAAAATGAAAGCAGAAACTAAGACTTTGATTTTTTGGATCGCCAGTCTTTTAGGCGTGGCGATGTTCATGGAGCAACTGACGTTGTTCTTCTTTGTGAGTTTCGGATTTTTCGTGTATAACTCATTAAAACTGTACGGATATGGACGATGAGGTAAGACTGACAGAGGCGCAGATGAAGCGTGTGGCCGAACTGATTGCTGACGCTGACGATTATAAGGACTACGTAACCTTCCGTGACGAGAAGGAGGATTTGGAAATCGACTTCGACTTCGAGCGTGAGGTGGACGGTTACGTGGAGGACGATTACGATAACGGGACGGGCGCATGGGTCTGCACGCACGTGGAAGTGTACATCACAGACACCAGCTTGCCGCTCCCTTCCGACCAGCTCGAGAGGGTGGCCCGCCTCGCAGAGGAACTGATTGCCGCATAAGGCAGTCAGTTCTTTTTTTATCCGGCAAACAAAATATTTGTATTTTTGTTTTGAAAAGTAAAATTAAGTGTTTACATTTGCCACGTCATATAACCAATATACACATAAGGGCAGTGGAAGGACTGATATGTCGGTACCCTACCCCCGTGCCGTGGCTGCAATGGTCACGGCATACCCCTTATGTGTAAGGGTTATATGACAGCGGGTCAGTGGGGTACCGCTTTATACTTCCCCTATCACCTTTTTTGCTTTGAATAATTATGGAAACATTTACGAATGAAGAGGACCGCGTCCTCTATGACTGCTACCTGCAAGCCGTGAATCTCCGCAGAAAAGCAGAAGTCGAGAATACAGAACTGAAAGCGTTTATCGAAATGAAAGGACTGACGATGGAATTTTTGACGTTCCAACAGTCCATTGACGCTGCCCTTGAATAAGCATCATCACCCGTCAGTATTTGGCGGGTGATACTTTTGCCCGCTGTTTTTGTAAATCGGAAAATAATTTGTATATTTGTGGCAAACAAAACTGAAAGTTATGGAAATGGATTTCTCGCTGCCAGCCGGCACGCTTATCAAGATTCTTAAAGAAAAGAGCATCGTGGTTCCCGAGTGGAACCGGATTCTCGAAAACTACGAGCCGAAGAGACACCGGATTCTCTTCGACCACGACAGACGCAAGGACAAGGTCGTTGAGGGTAAGGTGGACAAGGCCGCACGCATCGCCATCGGCCTGGAGAAACTGCATACGAGCCGCATCACGGACTTTGCCTTCGCCAAGCCAGTGAAGAGAACCTATCTCGGCTCCACGGACGAGGATAAGGACATCATCAATGCCATCGAGAACGTCTACAAGAAAGCGCACATCAACAATATCAACCGCAAGAGAGGGCTTGCGTATTTCGCCTCATGCGAGATATGCACGGTGTGGTATGCAACGCCAAAACCGGGAAACACGGAATATGGGTTCCCCTCGGATTGGAAGCTCAAATGCAAGACCTACTCGCCCATGGACGGGGTGAGCCTTTATCCGTTCATCGACGAGACGGACGATATGCTTGCCATGTCGTTCGAGTACCAGGTGAAAGGCTCTGAAAAGACGGCCACTTACTTCGAGACCTACACGGCACAGCGTCATGTGAAATGGATGGAGAACGAGGGCAATTACAAGATTATCGTGGACGAGCCTATCATCATCGGCAAGATTCCCGCCATCTACGTGGACCGCCCGCTGCCCATCTTTGACGGACTCTCGCCCATCCGAGAGGAAATGGAGTACGAAATCTCCGAAGAGCGTGATGTGATTGCCTATAACTCGGCCCCTATATTGAAGGTGTCCGGTGCGGTGCAAGGCTCCGAGCATAAGGGTTCCACCCAAAGGGTTATCCGAGTGGAAAACGGAGGCGATGTGGCTTACGTCAGCTGGGCGCAGTCCACCGAAGCGAGCAAGAATAATTTCAACACCTTGAAGAACCTCTATTGGTCGCAGGCGCAGATGCCCGATATTTCATTCGAGAATATGAAGGGATTAGGCAACATCGGTTATGACGCACGGCAGACCTTGTTTGCCGATGCAAAGTTAAAGGTCGAGGGCGAAACGGGCGACTTCGTGGAATTTTTGGAGAGAGAAGGGAATGTTATCAAGGCATTCCTCAAAGTGATGAACCCCGAATGGTCAAAACGGCTGGACGAGATAGAGATAGAGCATACCATCAACATCTATGACTATGCCGACCAAAAATCGCAAATCGAGATTTGGACTGCTGCCAACGGAGGGAAGGCCCTTATTTCCCAACGTGAGAGCATCGAGAAAGCGGGTCTTACTGTGGACTCTTATAAGACCTATGAAGATATTCAGAAAGAGGACGGGCAGGAGGTTACGGCTCGTGTAAACTCAATCATGGAGGGCGGTGTATGACGATAGAGGAAGTGAAGGAAGAGAAACTGAAAGCCGAGAAGATTATCTCCCAGGCCTTGCATGACTTCGAGACCCTTACGAAGGTGAATCCCATCGGCATCGAGATAGCACGTCAGGACGTGTTCGACAAGATGGGGAACCTCGTGGACGTGAATTACCCGGTAGAAATTGCCGTGAAGTTATGAAAAAAGAGAAACCGAAATACCGGTGCAGGGATTGCAAGTGGGCGACAGACTACCACGAGCGGAACATGGAGGGCGATTACTTCTTGTGTAAGTGTCCTTTCTTCGAGTATTCTCGGTTTCTGAATTTGGATTGGTGCGAGAAATTCCATAAACGATGAAAGCGAAGATTCCCAACATGAAAAAAGGCTACCAGGCGTTGAACAGACGCTTGAACTCCTATGTATTGCAGGTGTATTACATCTACGAGACGATGAACCGTGAGGCAGCGAAGATAGCCATACGCACCGGCTATGACGGTACTATGCCTTTTAGATGGGCAGATTATCCGGCCACGAAGAGCCAAATTCTCGCCCTGCAAACGAGGTTCTGCAAGGAGTTGAAGGGGCTGATCTACGCATCGACAACGGAGGAATGGAAGAACTCGAACCTCATGCAGGACTTGATAGCCGACAAGGTGATGAAGGCCTACAAAGCGCAGAAAGACGGGGAAAGGGTCAAGAGATACTATCAGACCAACCCCGATGCGCTGAAAGCCTTCCAGGAGAGGAAGGACAACGGGCTGAACCTCTCGCAGAAGGTATGGAAACAATCGCAGTATTATCGGGACGCTTTGGAGGGGGCCATATCGGTGGCCATCCAAAAAGGTACATCGGCCATCACACTAAGCAAGCAGATAAGCCAGTACTTGCAGAACTTCGACCTTATCAAGAAGGACTATAAGGAACTCTACGGTCAGGCGGTGGATATTCTCGACTGCGAATATAGGTCGGCCCGTTTGGCCCGCAGCGAGATCAATATGGCCTACCGAAAGGCCGAGCAGACCCGGTGGAATCAGTTTGACTTTGTGGTTGGAAAGGAAATCAAGACCTCGAACACCCATGAGGATAGTATGCCAAAGGGGGATGTCTGTGACCGATTGGCTGGCCGTTATCCGAAGGATTTTGATTGGGTCGGTTGGCACCCAAATTGCAAGTGTTACGAAATCCCTATCCTGAAATCCGAGGATGATTTTTGGGATGAGGACGAGGACTACGTGCCGGATAACTGGGTGGATGACGTGCCGGAGAATTTCAAGAACTGGATTGACGATAACGAAGAGCGCATCCTTTCCGCACGTGAAAGGGGTACGCTGCCGTATTTTCTGCGTGACAACGAGGACAAGGTGGATGAGATTCTCACCGATGAGCAGCGCAAGAAGAAGCCCGCGTAATTTTTTTTGCTTTTTGACGAAAAAAACTCGAAAATATTTTTGTATCTAAAATATTTTTTGTATCTTTGTAATAAAAAAATAAACCCAAGTATTAACCGGGGAGAACCCCCATAAAACAAGAAGAATATGAAAGAATGTGTATTCGTACCGAGTGATACGGTATTGGCGGAAGGTTATAGATTGGACGATGGTCGATTGATAGACCTCGATAAATTGAATTGGGCGTATGATGCGATGTTCGACATCAACACCGGTGAAATCAACGCAGACAGCAAGAATCTCGTGAACTTAAATATGCTCATCAAAGGCGGTAGAGTGAAGGAAGAACACTGTTACAAGGAAGAACATTGCTACATCGGCGATGTTCGCCCTCAATCCCTTAATGAAGAAGAGTACGCAGAGTTGGTTGAGCGCATCCGCAAAGACTTCCGCAGCAAGGGCTACGAGGTCAGCGCGAGAGCATTGGAATATGTGCTCGCTGGTTATGGCGCCGGCCTAAAATCCGCTTATAGAGACGAAGAGAACGGAGTGCATCTCTTCGTGGCGTGTTGGGAGAATCCGTTGAATGTGGTGCTTACCACGCTGCACGAGAAATGCAAGGATTGGCAGACAACGTATTTTGCTTAAAATTATAGAATTAATCTAAGATTGAGAATGAAAAAGAATGAATTATATAGAAGCGGGAACTTTCTTGAAGGAGATAATGCCTTTTGGGTTGTAACGAAAGGTACGAAGTACGTGACACTCCATTACTACACACGCATTCAGGGCTGTTGCGATGAATCTTGGAGCTGGCCTCTTGACCAGGCAGAGCAACTCGTGAAAGTACTCAATGAATATGGAGGTGAGGTTGCCAAATACAAGATACCAAATCTCGTAAAACATCAAAAAAGCAAGCTGATTCAGTAAATTCGGATAGAACGAAAAAACAAGTAAGAACGATATGAATTACCGATTTGAGAAGGAAGGTGACGGATGGTACATCGCATCCGACCTTGACAACTTGGTGAGTGTGCGATTCAAGAAGCACGCTTACCGACACACTGGGAAGGTGCGTATCGACCCCAATAGCATACTTTATAGCAATGCCGAGTTGCGCCAGCGTGACCTACCGGAGATACTTCGCAATCTCTCCAAATGGACGCATGACCACTATCACTACCTGGCCATGCCGAAAAAAAAGTATAAATTCTACTTGGACGGAAAGACGATGAAGATAGAGAGACTTACCGAGCCGCATTTTACTTTGACGGTTGATAGCCTGGATCAAGTCATGCGCTTGCCGAAGATTCTGCGGAATCTCGGGGTGTTTATCCTCCATAATGACGGGATGATTACGAAAACTTAAAAAGTTTTCGCTGACAAGCGTTTTTTATGCGTTTGTATTTTGTATAAAGAGATTCTTTTTGTATGTTTGTAATTGAAAATACACAAAGGATATGAAAGGAACGGATTTGATGCAGACGAAGGTGAACATCACCTACGTACTTGCTGACCTTTTGGAGTACAATCTGATGGAAATGGAAGAAACTCTGAAGAAGCACGGACTGGGGTTGCGCCACGAGGCGAAGCGGGAATTTAACATCGCTTTGAGAGCCACGAGGAACATCCGCAGGGAGGTACGGTTCGCAGACATGAACACGCAGGAGGATTATGCGGATGATTCCGACATCCTCAACGCTTTGGTGATGGTCTTGATCGACCGCATCGGTGACGACAAGAACATGGCTTACAACATCTACGAGTATCTGAAAGGCTTGCCCTCTAAAATAGGGCTGGACACGGATTATGATGAAGTGTTTGAGTTTGTATTTAAGAAAAACGGGATGAAACTTAAAAAATTGGCATGATATGACGATAGAGGAATTGAAAGCCCTGCCATTGACGCAGGTGTCGGATTACACATTGACGAATTGTTACGGCACGGAGTGGGCCACTCCGGTGAAATGGCTGTACGTGATACTGCTGACCAACCGCACGATGGACGGACAGCCCACGAATAAGTTGAGAGTGATATACGCTTACAAGGGCAACCGCTACAAGCGTATGCAGGATGTGTTGGACGCCATCAACAAGGACGAGGATGTACGGTAGGATGATAGCGGACGCATTAGGGACGCTGTTTTTCCTGGGTGTATATTTCTTGTTGTTCGATATAGTGGATAGTGTACACTTTGATTTTGCTTGCTTAATGGCGTTTTTAATGATTAAATTTGATAAAGACAATGAAAAAGGTAACTGTTGAGATTCCCGAGGGAAAGGTCCTCGAAAGAGAGGGAGACATCTTCCGAATAGTAGACGAAGAGCCGATTACGGAAAGGGTCAAGACTTGGGATGATGCTTTAAGAGAGAAAGTTGGTGAAGTCCATTTACGTGAGTCGGAAGAATCGGGGAATTGGAGCGATACTATGGGAGCGTTCCTAAGACTCCGAGTGATAGTGGAAGCCCTCAACGAGGGCTGGAGACCATACGGTGAAGAAAGACGGTGGTTCCCGGATATCACTATAACTACTCCGAATAAAGCCGAGACAATGAATAAATTCACTCCGGAAGGAGTGATTCACCCGATAAAGAGACCCGAAAGAACTAACGAGGTTGCATTTATCGCACCGGTGTTTGATGTAGCCGATAGTTGGGAACATCCTGCGTGCCTCGCACTCAAATCAAGAGAGCTGGCAGTGTATGCCGGGACGCAGTTTCTCGGAGATTGGATAGATTTATACGCAGAAATAATATGACAGAGATAATAGACGCAGTGATATTGATAGCCGCCATAGCAAGCTCGGCTTACTTGGTGGGTAA